ACTTGTCAATAATCGCCTCACTGAGGGAGCTGGTGGTGGAGTTGTCGTAGACTTCTCCAATTTCGAGTTCCTCGCATCTGAGTTTGGTTATTGGCGAGCCGATCTGCTTTTCCGAATTTCTGTCGTAAAGACACCTTTTCACACAGGTCGTATTGAGGTAGCCTTTGTACCAGGTCTCACTGACCCGGATGAAACGACTGACTTAACAAATTGTTATCGTCAGATTTTAGATTTGGCTAATGATACAGAAATGTTAGTTACCATTCCATATGTTTCTCCTTATCCCATGTTGGAATATTCGACTGTTGATTTCAATGCTACACCGACTGCACCCCCAAGTGCTAGTCGTTTTGGCACCCTGGTTATTCGAGCCTTATCCCCACTTGTGCATCCACCCACTGTTTCTGCAGCGGTGCGTGTTCTTGTGTGGAAATGGGCTACCAATGTCGCATTTTCTTGTCCAACTGACCATCAGTTTACCACTTATACCGCTTTGTTTCAAAAGAAACCTAGAGAGGTACCTGCTACTTTGCAGGGAGTTGGTAATACCGTTGAAACCAATGAACTTGTTGTTTATGGTCGTACTAATCCACCTACTAAGAATTTAGAGGTGGCGCAGTCAGTCAACGGTGAGCTTATTGTTAGCACTCGTGCTTTAACGCGTGCCTTTAGGCTTCGTAATTCTGGTATTACTGTTACGAATCCCACAAAGATTCGTACCACTGTATCAGATACTACTGGTGGTTATGTATCCCGTGTTGCCGAACTCTTTTGTTTTTGGCGAGGCGGTTTAGCCTATAAATTTTATTCCCCTAATGTTGATGAATTCAGCACTCTTGGTAATTATATTCAGACTGAACTCCAACCTCTATTTCCCAATAACAATTTGGCTCGGTCAATAGATCCAATGACTCACAGAACGTATACGTTGCTTAACCCCTATCATGAGGTTAATGTACCGTTCTATTCCACAACTCGTAGAGCAATCACGAATGATGGTCAGGCTGAGGGCGTCGCAGACGCTAGTCGCTTTCGACCAAGTGTTCGCCTATTCTCGTCACATGCTACGCTAGACTATCTAGTTGCTGGCAAAGATGATATGAATATGGGATTTCTTTATGGGTGTGGTCCTCAGATCACCCTTCAAACACTCTAAATTATATGGATGCTGAAACCATTTAAGTTCATATGTATTTAGGTAAGTTAAAAGAGGTATAAGAGGCGTGTTCATTTTCCAGAAGTAATCGTCTGATGGTTAGGAACACTAGTGTCTTGTATTTACGGTTCACTCCGATGCTGGCTGTTAGGCTATATTTTAACAGTAAAAGGTATCTGCTGCCTGCCGCAAGGGAAAAGTGGAGTATCAACTAACCGTTGTGTGTATATGCACACCGCGGGGCTCTTTGGGAAGTTTTGGAGCTGTTGATTTTTCGAATATATCTTCCACATCTACGTGTCACACTGGACAAGTGCGCTGCTAGGGACGTCCCCCATAAAGGACAAAAAGGTGCTCACCTTTATGAGCAAACTTCCATCTACTCGAAGCCCAATAAGGCGGAGAGAGACGCTAAGAACCGTAATGATTTTCGTCAGGCTGTTTGTGACGAAATTCTTTGGGCTAAACACCAAAGTAAATACTTAGCTAAACAGCGTAGGCGAGAACGTGATGTTAAGGCACGTCTCCAGATTTTTGATGTTCTTCGAGGTCTACCTACAAAGATGGACACACTTCTCGACAGTGCTACCAACACCAGTGAAACTCTTAATGAGACCATTGGTAATTTGGGACCCACCGTTGAAGGAGCCGCTGATCGTATCGAACAGGCGACGAGCAAGGTGTCTGATATGCTATCTAGCATTACAGATGCCTTTTCTTCTATGTCGTGTAAACTTTTTGATACAGACATTACGTCACGTATTGTATCCGTGATTTCCATCTTGGTTAACATTTCGCTGGCTTCACCGGCTGATCGACTCAAGTCTTTCTTGTGGAATGTTTTTACTAATTTTGGTGCTGATATTTATCGTGGTTTTATGTCCATGATCCAAACCACCAAACCACATCGGTTGGAAATGAGTTTCGCTATTGGTGATATAATGTCACTAATTGGTGGCGCATCAACTGCCGCCTTTTCAATTCCTGTCTTGGGTTCTCTCTTGGCACTGTTATTTCAGTGTCTGCTGGGATTACCCACCACGTCCAACTTTGCCAACACCATTAAGTTTTTTGGTGATAGGTGTCGAAGTCTCAAAAATATCTTCGACTTTGCTACACATTATAATTATGTATTTGAGGGCATCGTCGAATTTCTTGCTGAGAAAGTTTTTGGCATCCACTTGGTGAAGAAGGAATTGGATGCTTATCTAGATGGGTTTTCCATCTGGGCTAAAGAAATTCTTTCCTTGTCTGACCCCACTGTTCCATTGGCTATTCGCCTAGAGAAGAGCGAAGAGCTTGTTTATCGTGTTGATTATCTCTACACGAAGGGCCTACAATACGCTAGTGATATTTCACTTCGCAAATTGGATCCGAAACTCACCTTATATTACCAAAAGGTTTTTAAGGTGATTGAGGATGCCCGCAAGTTATGTGATTTTACCGGCGTGTTCGGTAATAAACCACGTATGGAACCGTTGGTAATCCAATTGTTTGGAGAATCTGGTGTCGGTAAGTCAGGTATGACCTGGCCACTTTCTGTGGATCTTAATGCACTCTTTGTGGGTGATATTAAAGAGGCCCAGAATTTCTCGAATAACATCTATTTCCGAAACACTGAACAAGAGTTTTGGGATGGTTATCACGGTCAGAACGTCGTCACATATGACGACTTCGGCCAGCGAGCCGATTCAGGCGCCAACCCGAACGAGGAGTTCATGGAACTCATCCGGGCTGCCAACATTGCACCCTATCCACTTCACATGGCTGAATTGGGAGAAAAGAAGCGAACGAAGTTTAATTCTAAGGTTATTGTAATAACCAGTAATGTGCTCACACATAATGTGAGTTCGCTGACTTTCCCCGATGCCTATCGTAGACGTGTTGATATTTGTGCTATGGTAGTGAATAAACCAGAATATGTAAAATCTGGTTTTTCCTCCACACACAATAAGAATGTTGACCGTCTTGATACGAGCAAGTGTGATGGACCTGTCGATACCAATGTATATGAGATGATCCTGTACAATGCTGAATCTATGCAACCAATTTCAGGTGCTGATCGTGTAAACTACGACCAGTTCATGGATATGTGTTGTGATGCGGCTTTACAGAAACAGAGACGTTCTGCTTCCATCAATCATCACCTCTCCACTCGTATTGACGAGGAGCGTTTCAGAATGATTCGCGCACGCTTGGAGGCCTGTATTCCTGCAGGCTTCCAATGCAATGCACCCCGTTTGTACTCGAATCCATTCGCCCACGGTCCTAGCGACTTTGAGGTGGATGCGGCTAGGCGCATGTGGGAAGAGTTTGAGAGTGTTCATTTTGGAGAAAGTGATTCGTTCATTTACAACGAATACACGTATTCTCTTTGTTACGCAAATGTCCTTCTATACATCGTATACAGTCAGATGCCACGCGGCAAATATTACCGCGTCGTTTCTTTTGGCAATCGACATCACATTACACGTGTCCGACATGTTAGTGCTAGGCTTGAAGTCAAGTTTGATAGTAGTAAAATCGATTTGACCGATCCTGCCACTCACACCCGACTTGATGTTAATTTCAACGGCCAAACTATCAGTTGTTTCCCGACTATTCCATCCGCCGAGGAGGCACTTGATTCAACAATTCCCACCTTCGCTGAATGTGCTATTGCACTAAAGTGTCACCGGGATAGCGTTGTCCGCCAGATCAAACAACTTGCATCATTTAAGAACTTTTTGCTCTTGTCGGGTGTTGTGTTGGCTGGTCTCGGTATTTGGAAACTTTTTTCCAAATCTGAGAAGAAATCCCGAGTGATGAACTGGGAGGCTAGTCAATCTGGCGATGAGGTTACGACCCGTGGTAAGAAGATTCGTGTTGAAGGGCTCTGCCCATGTCTGCGCGGAACCAAACGTGGTTGTGATTATGGCTGTTATGACGTCAACGAGGACGTTGTTGATACTTCACGCGCCCACCTAACTAAATCCAGAGTTGTTCGTAATGAATTCTTCTGGAGTGGACCATGCAAACCACATGGTGTACCCAGTGGTTATTGTCCAGATTGTGACAATGCCTGCGTACATGGCAATGTACGCGATTTTTGCTACATTTGCGATCCAACATGGCAGACACGCTTTGAAGCCGTACAGTCCGGTGATGAGGCCACAAATAAAGGCAAACGCATACGTGTTGAGGGACAGGTTGGATCAGAATTTTTCTGGTCCAAACCATGTAAGCCCCATGCTATTCCCGCAGGCTTTTGCCCAGAATGTGATAATGCATGCGTACACGGTAATGTGATTAATTTTTGTTACATTTGTGATCCAGCATGGATGGTGAAGCTGGGTTGTACCGATAAGGTGTCGCCTCTGGCAGCATCTCTTGCTGCTGAGGCCACATCCTCTGCTGATTCACTCACTCGAAAGAGTAAGTCCATCAAGAATGAAGCCACTTCCTCTGCAGACGCATTGACTCGTAAGGGCAAGACGATCAAAACGGAAGCAACGCTTGACACGGCTGTATTAAAAGAGCCAACTCTTGCTAACTTCCAAGCGTGGCGGGATTGTACGGCACAGGATTTAATATCCACTAGAATTCTTTCGAATCTGTACCGTATTACTCGCGTTCGTGGTGATCTACCATGTCTCAATGGACTTTTCGTCCGTGATACATTGATGATGGTCCCTAAACACTTGGAATTGGTGTTGGAGACTACTGATTCTATTAAGATTGAAAATATCTATGGATCAGAGTTTGTTATACCCCTTTCTGAGTGTCGTCTCATAACGATTGCGGATGCTCTTGGCAATGAAAAGGATGCTATGTTGATCCAGTTCCCTAGGCAAATAAATGCCCATGCGGATTTGGTGAAACATTTCCAAACCATGCCAGAGCTGTCTCACAAATCAGCTTATGTTACGTTGGCTACGCTCCGTCACATACGTGAGGAGCCCACCCTTTTGCTCTTAGGCAATACAATGGCCAAATTTACCAGCATTACACTGGACACTGACCAAGGTAAACGCCATATTCGAGATTGTATCGAGTATAATCTCAATACGATGAATGGTGATTGTGGATCGCCTGTAGTTTGTAACGACAATTCATTTGTTCGTAAGATTGCAGGTATCCACATTGCCGCATCGAATGATGGGTCGTCCGCTTTTGGACAATCCATAACACAGGCTGATCTCACCAGAACCATTGCCAGATTTAAAAACGTTATTGTTTCTGATCTGGATACACTAGCCAATTTACAGCTAGCTTCTCCTGACCATCAGCTGACTACTAACGTTGAATATACGCGTAGTGGCGTTAAGTCGTTGTTTGGTATGGCTGCTAATACTTTCTATTATATTGGAAAGTGTGCAAAAGCCGTTTTTACACCCAACAAATCTGACATTCGCCCTTCTGTGGTTCAATGTATGGTCACCAATACCATCACTAAACCTGCTGTCCTTTTTGACAAGAAGGTAAATATCATGAAGAAGAATTTGGAGAAGTGTGGGATTAATACCCCCTTCATTCCAACTTCTGAAGTGAAGCGTGCTGCTGATGAATACAAGGTCCTGCTTATGCAGAACCCAAATGAGTCTCTGCGTCGAGTTTTGACGTATGAGGAATCAATTTCAGGCAACACCTTGAGTTCCTTTATCTCAGGCATTTCGCGTTCAACATCCCCTGGTTATCCCTGGGGCTTTGAAAAAGCTCCAGGTAAACCAGGTAAAACCACTTGGTTTGGATGTGATGATTATACCTACGATGAGGGCGTCAAAGTCCGCGTCGAAGAGATGGCAAAATTGGCAAAACAAGGTATTCGCGTCCCATATGTATGGACGGATACCTTAAAAGACGAGCGTCGTTCCTTTAAGAAGGTCGACAATCTCGAAACCCGAGTGTTCTCATCGGGTCCCATGGATTACCTTGTGTTATTCAGAATGTTTTTCCTTGGGTTCATGGCTAATGTCATGGAGAACAGAGTTGACAACGAACAGTCTATTGGCACGAATCCTTTCTCTCGAGATTGGATGCGTACTGCCAAGAAACTAAAGAAGTTTGGCGCAGCGGTTTTTGCTGGCGACTTCTCAAAGTTTGACGGAACGTTGAATTCATGTATCATGCATGCCTTCGTCGATATTATCAACGAATGGTATGATGATGGTCCAGAGAATGCACTTTTAAGGCACACTCTTTTCCTGGACATTTTCAACTCTTTACATCTATGTGGCGACCAATTTTATGGTTGCACACATTCCCAACCTAGTGGTAATCCAATTACCACAATCTTGAACTCATTTTACAATTCGGTATCTATGCGTATAGCTTTTTACCGCTGTATGCGGGCCGCTGGTTTATCAGGGCTTGAATTCAAGGATTACGTCTCTATGGTGTCATATGGTGACGACAACGTGATTAATTTTGCCATGTCTATTGCAGACTGGTTTAATCAAAACACTGTGTCGAAAGCCTATGCCACCTTCGGGATGATTTATACCGACGAGAATAAATCTGGCATTATGCAAGATTATAAAACTCTCGCCGAGGTTGGATATCTCAAGCGCGCATTCAGAGAGGATGGCGGACTTTGGTTCGCCCCTCTCGATTTGGGCGTTTGTCTTGAGATGTGCAACTGGATTCGTGATTGTCCAAATCACGAAGCCGCAACCTGCGAAAATATTGAGGCTGCGTGCAGAGAATTGTCTGTACACAGCAAATCTGTGTTTGATGAGTGGGCTCCCAAGCTCACTAAAGCCTTTTATACAAAGACCGGCATCTACCCAGAGGTTAAGTCGTATTCTACCTATTTGGAAGATCGACTTGCTGAATATTAACCAACATTTATGTGTTGTAGTAGACCACTACAACCTTGTTCCTACTTCACTGTAGACCCTTGTTGGTTTGCAGTAATTTCTTTTCCCACTGGGTTTTTCAGAGACTTAGAGGTAGGAAACATAGCTCTAGAACTGGCGTGCGACACCGACCAGTTTATTATATTATATATATTGCACTGGTCACAGTCCCGCTAAACTCATGAAATAGAGCGGTAGGTATTCCTAGAAATAGAGTAAATGAATGGTTCATAGCCGGCTGATAAGATCACCATACTAGTTCCGAAACAGGGCTTACATGTGTTGTAAGAGCAGTGCC